CCGATGAGTACTTCCAGCATTAAAAACAATCAAGTAAAAGGAGATTAAATTGGATTTATTAAAAACAAAGAAACGAAATGAGACTAAATTGGATTCAAGTGGACTAAATATGAAATTTCTTGATGAACAAAAAAGTACTGAATGCGACCCTAGCACGATAAAGATAAAGATTTCTTTTGAGTCTCCTGCAAATCTAGAAATCAATGAGATTTTGGAAGTTGGACATAGCTGGGGAGTTTACAGGGCATTTGAGGCTTTAATGCACTTAATGACCCCTTCCATAACAGGCGTTCATCCATTGAGGATTGCAAATTTTACACAAAAGACAGATGAAAAAGGTTTTCTTTGTGGTGAATTAAAACTTGAGGTTTCTAACTTAAAAGAGGCGAAAAAAGATGAAAAATAAATGGAATAGGTTAGATATTTATCCCAAAGATAAACGGGAAGTGCTTACGTCAAAAGCGGGAAAGCCCATGTCTTTAGACGTAACACACGGGAAAGATTTCCGTCATAGAGGAATGATAGGAAAAGCGCTTCAAAAAGGAATAATTACTGCTAATTGGAGAGAGCTTTTGTGGGAATAAAAAAGGGTCCCGAAGGACCCTAAAAACACCCGAAAATTGGATGTAAGTTGCTTAGACTGTGTAGTCTCTGCTATAGGCAATCCAATCCATTTGATCGGTGTTGCTGCCACTCACTCCAGTTCCGAGTGTTAGCCCGAAAATGCTTTGGTTGTCAGTAGGATTGTCTAAAGCTGTAGCTATCTCACCAACAGGCAAAATTTCAGGGAAGCTAATGCCCGCAGCGGCTACTGCGCTAGTTGGAAAAGCAAAAGCTGTAAATGCACTAGAATCAATATCAGTTGTGATAGTGTTTGTAGCTGTATTTATAGCTGTAACTTCTCCTTGCAGTCCGTTAATTTCAGGCATTCCATATCCAGTAGGCACATTAACTTTGATGATGTCACCAACAGTATAATTGTGTGTTACTGAAAGGGTTACCACGGCAGCCGCAGCTACGGTGATTGCTGTAATTTGACGTCTTGCAGGTTGATATCTAGCTGCAGGAATAATCCTATAGTCAGCATTTGTAGCAGGTGCTGCAAATCCGGCGGCTGGCAAATACCCAAGGGTAAATGATACGCCCGCTGTGGCGGCTGTTACGGAAAAGTCCATGCCAGCAATTTGAAGCATCCCTGTAGTGTTCATGATACGGACAATGTCGCCAACAGCGGCATTAGTAGCATCAGAAACAACTGCAGGAGTAGCAGCTGTAATTGCTGTCCCTGTTGCAACAAGTGCTCCAGGATTAAGGCTAGATTGATCAATTTCAGTGAAACCAGCTCCGCCAGCAGCAATAAGAGTTGCTGACATAACGCCTGTAGCGGCCTCTGAAATTGTTTTAGCTTGGCCCGCTGCATATCCTCTATACCATATAGATTGTACAACTAAGTCAGCTGGGTTTGATCCCCAAATTGATCTATTGGTCACTTGAAAGTAGTCAATAGGTTTGGGTAAAATGATGTCCCTTGAAGCACCTGCAGAGGTGAAAGAGCCACTCATTACGCTTGTAAGTGTAGTCATAGTCTTATCCTCCTTATGCTGCTGTACATCTTAGGTTAAACACCCAAGAGTCATTGGTTATTCTAGGAACTTGAGCAAAACGTGTTGCTGCTGTTTGCCTTAATTCTGCCGGGTCATCTCCACTTCCTGGCGGATGGTAGATGAATGCAGCAGATGCACTTGTTTGTTCAATTATTCCGTAAGCCTCGTTACCTGTAACAAAGATATTAAAAATATCAGCGGTAAGTAGCGAAGATCCGGTAGAAACAGATCCTCTAGATGAAAGCATGAAACGCACGTTTCCTACAGATCCCCATTCAGCAGAGCTGACGCCCTTTTGATTGGGGTACTGAGCTTTCTCAATAAAGCCGTTAACGGCTCTAAGTTCTGTAATTAGGTCACTATGACCCATTGCAAAATAAGCATCCAAAACAGGCCCTGTTCCAAAGGCGTCTACACCTTCTTTCATAGAGCTGATAAAGTCTGCATCATTGCTTTGCAAAGTTTGAACTACAGCATTAATATCTGTGTCCGTCAATTCGGTCGGATTATCACCGTTTGTCCCGTTAACGCAGTTAACAACAGAAGCAGTACCTGCGAGCATATCGCGAACAAGTTCATCTTCTGTTTCCCTTAAACTCTGACCGAGCCTCGCGGCTGCGGCATTTAATACCATTCTGTTACTTTTATGACCTATCCTAAGATAGGCGGGGAGTCTTGTTATTCCTCCCTCCGAGTTTTCATTTTGAGCTATTTACTCGGTTCGGACTGTCGCATCTCCTTTCGGAGTCTTCTTGTTCAGTCTCTCACGCTGCACGGCTTATCGCCTGCTTGCGCCCTGTCTACCTGCTCTAGGTTTTCCAAGTCAATTAAAGAAGATTTATAGACCCCACATTTTTATTTAACATAATAAGATTTTGATAACATGCAAGTATCGTCGATTCATGTATAGGATGTAAACAGTTCACTATCAGTTATCTTTTATGCCGCAAGTTCTTGTAGTTTAGGGTCTTGATTCACCGCAGTGACCTGACGGGTCAGGATTACATAAGTCGAATACCAATCTATGCGAGCATCGAGGTCTACTGCAGTTAATTGCTGCGCCGGTGGATTGGCGAAGCTGGTATTTAGAGGCACAGGGAATGTGTTTAAACGAGTATATCGTCTAAAACGCATGATTGTGCCATTCCTATCCGGCATTGTGTAAGGTGTCGCGAAAGCCTTGTGAATTAGTCTCGCTTGAGGAGTTGCTAACAACTTCTCGTTAAACCTCTGCTGGACAGGAGCCGGTAAACTTGTGCTTGTTGTAATAGCACTCATAGTTTTACTCCTTTAATACCCTCCCTTTCCGCACTGCATCATTTCTGCGTAGAGTTCTTCTTTAGAATAAGAGTTTGCCTGCGATAACGGACGCTGGGAGCCGACAGAGTTGCTGCTCACTGGTTTCTTAGAGTTTTCTTCTAGCTTTTCTTCGTTTTCTCTATTTGCGCTTTTTTCCCTAAAGAAATTCGACTTCTTTACTTCTTTGTAAGCACGGTCATAGGGATTGCGAGATTTGCTGATCAGTTCTTCAAGTTCGGGGTCTTCTTTAATTAATTGTTCAATATTTTCTGGTGTAACAATTTGATCATAGTCTTTGTACTGTTGCTTTACCTGCACGGGTTGCTGAGCTGCTTCTCTTTTTTGGAATTCTTTTTCCAATGCTGCCTGAGTCTTTTTTTCGGCCCTTGCGTCAATTAAGTTTTCGACTTGGCCAAAGGTGACAAGATCATCTTTCTGTAACTCGGCAAATGGATCGACTTCCTCTTGCTGTTTGGGAGCTTGTAACCGCTGCAGTTGTTGATTCAGTTCATATATCTGATTGTCTTGTTGTAACGCCTTTTGCTCCATTTTTCGAAAGTTATATTCTTTACTTCCAACTTCCGTTTCTTGGGGCTTTGGAGTTGACTCCGTTGCTTCTTCTGCAGGCTCGACGACCTCTTGCTCTTTAACGTCTTGTTCAGTTGCTTCTTCTGTCATGCTTCTCCTATGGGTTGCGAGACCAAATACGCAATGTCTTTAACGCAGACAATACGAATGTCTAGTTCAAGTTATTAAACTAATTGTTAATAGTCAAATCTTTAATATTAGAGAAGAGAAAACTAAGCAGTCTTTTTCTTTTTAGACTCTTTCTCTAGACGCTTATAAGTTCTGATTGAATCTAAAGTTTGAACATCGATGCCTTCAGGATTCTTCAGGATTCTAGACATATTTTTGTAAGATGGGAGTGACCAAAGCATCTCCACGCGGCCTTGAAGTTTGTTGACATAATAAACATCGGTTTCAGGTTCCATTGCAGGAACCGTAACTCTAGTTGCAAATATGAATGAAATAGTCCGGTCCTTTTCGACCGGCATCTTTTCCCAAACAGCCATGATATAAAATATATCGGGCATCTCAGGATTTTCAGCTGCCTCCATCAACCCCTTCATATAAGACTTGCCCATTTCACCTATC